AACTCAGCCGGTACTGGTGGCTATAGCCAATCCGCCGCTGATGCTGGTCCTGTTGCTGGTTTCGATCCAGTTTTGATCAGTCTTGTTAGACGCGCAATGCCAAACTTGGTTGCATATGAACTTGCTGGCGTTCAACCAATGCAAGCTCCTGCTTCTATTGTTTTCGCATTGCGTTCACGCTATAATAATCAAACTGGGGATGAAACATTCTTCAATGAAGTCAACACTGGATTCTCCGGTCAAGATGACGGATTCGACGTTGCTCATGGTTCATACCCAGCTAACGTTTCCAACGGTGGTGCATCAGTTGGTTTCGGTACATCAGCACAACGTGGTGATAATCCAGGTCTTCTTAACCCAACTCCTGGTGGTACTGGTATCGGTTCTGATGGTTATAGCGTTGGACAAGGTATGGCCACAGGCGACCTAGAGCGTCTTGGAGACGCTGCGGACAACCACTTCAATGAGATGGGCTTCAGCATCGAGAAGGTCACTGTAACCGCTCGTGGTCGTGCATTGAAGGCAGAATACAGCCTTGAGATGGCTCAGGATATTAAGGCAATTCACGGCTTAAACGCTGAGCAAGAATTGGCTAATATTCTTTCTACTGAAATTCTTGCTGAAATCAATAGAGAAGTTATTCGTACCATTTATAAGTCTGCTGAGCAAGGTGCTGCTAACAACGTTGCAACTCCTGGTGTATTCGACCTTGATGTTGACTCCAACGGTCGTTGGTCTGTTGAGAAATTCAAAGGTCTTATTTTCCAAATGGAAAGAGATGCTAACGCTATCGCACAAAGAACTCGTAGAGGGAAAGGTAATGTTATCATGTGCTCTGCTGACGTAGCCTCTGCGCTTACGATGGCCGGTGTGCTTGATTACACTCCTGCTCTTAATGCGAACCTTAACGTAGATGACACTGGTAATACATATGCCGGTAATCTTATGGGTAAGTTTAAAGTTTATATTGACCCATATTCTGCAAACGTTTCTAACAATCAGTACTATGTTGCTGGTTACAAAGGAACTTCGCCTTATGACGCTGGATTATTCTATTGCCCATATGTTCCACTTCAAATGTTGAGAGCTGTTGGAGAGAATAGCTTCCAACCCAAAATCGCATTTAAGACTCGTTACGGAATGGTTGCAAACCCATTCGCTGAGGGTCTTGATCAAGGTCTTGGTAGACTTCGTGTTAATAGTAATAGATATTACAGGCGTTGCCTCGTGAAGAATTTGATGTAATTTTGGTATCAACGGATACATTTTTAAGGGGTTATTTGACCCCTTTTTTTATTGGATATAAATACATTGCAATAAATTATACTCTGAAAACTCTGTAACCTTTACAGTGTTTTTGTCTACCATTTGCAGTATGAACCATATTACCTTGATCTAAACCATTATCTAGTGAATATTGTCTGAGATTTAAAACAATAATTTCTTCACCTGATGGTGTAATAATCCTCCAGGTTTTTTGATTAGCTTCTCTGGCCTTCTGTTTTTGATTTTCAGTTTGTGGTTTATTATTTTTTAATCTAGTATCAATTGTTTTTTGTATTGTTTCTGGTGTTTTAACTCTACCAGTCATTGCAATTCTAAGTTTATTTTTAGTTTCTTCTGATAAAGGTTTTCCGGTATTGTGTGGTTTAACTGCACCAGATAAATATAATTCTTTTTGTCTTTCACTTATTTTCTTCTTTGTTTTTTCTGTATGTTTTCTACCATACCATGGATGATCCTTACCACTAAATGATGGTGGTCTTCCTGATTCTAGAATGTTAAGTAGTATTCCATTCTCATCAAAACCAACTCTACCATATTCTTTAATTAGTGATTCCTCTAATTCATATGCCACAATTTCATCTAGGTTTTCTTTAATTTTTTCTATAATTGGAATCTGTTTTTCTTGAATAAGATTTCTGATATATCCATTTAATCTTTTATTAAAACAATAGTCTCCCTTATCTGTTAAGTGTTGTTTGCACCGATTACCTGTACCTTTACCGATATAGAAAATTCTATTGGTAATTGGATTTATAATTTTATAGACATAATATTTTTTCATAATAAAACCTGTATTTAAAAATTTAAAGAAAAAGCTAGAGTTCCACAATCATATATTTTTTCATATCCCAATTCCCTAGCACGTTCATATTCAGTTTGGTTATCTGTAGCATTAATGTATTTCTTTTGGAACTTCATTCTGTTTTCTCTAGTTGTATGAGTCCTTTTATCAACATAATAATAATTTGGTTTATTTTCATGTATTAAAATAAATCCATTTTTTAGATAAACATTTCCAACAGAATATCTGCGATCCGCATATGATATAATTGAAGTACCATTTTTATCAACAAAATACTTTAATAACTTAGAAAATCCCCCAATTATAGTATGATTTAATTTACAGGCAAATCTGGATAGTTCCCACTTATGATGTTTATTAAATCTTGATTTACAGAAAGTCATCACAGAAACAAGTTCATCCTGATAATATAAACCAAGTTTTATGAGGCTCTTATCAGAACCCTGCATATGATTCAAATCCAAAAATTGATTTTTATCAGAGGTTTCTATTTCTCTTATCAAAGTCTTTCTTGCATAAATTTTTGTTGTTTGATTCAATTTCGATCTGATCATTGATTTAACAATATCTTTTTTATTTTCCCACTCATCTGAATAAATATGATATAGTTGAATACCTTCAGATAAACATTTTATAGTTTTGTCTAAGTGATAATTATGATTTTTTATTTTCGATTCGCTGCTTTCATGTGGTCTGAAAAGGTGACTGAAAATCCCATTATATTCTATAGCAAAATTATATTTAGGAATTAATATATCAAGCTCTCTACCATTAAGTATAGTTCTGTTTGACTGTTCTATTGAAATACCTAAATCATTTTGAATAAAATCACACAATTCCTGCTCTTGTGAACTGATAAAATTATTTTTTCTGGGGTAACTATTTGATTCTCTTATTTCCAAATCATGATAATTCAACCACCGTGAAACAGTTGCCCTTGAAGATCCCAATTTTTCTGCTATATTCTCACATGTTAATCCATCAGAATATAATTCACTTAATTTTTCTTTAGAGTTTAATATTTGATTTGCAAAATTATTTTTTCTTCTTGAATCTACAAAATTTAATCTATGTTGATCAATATATTTTTTAACTGTAAATTCAGATATATTCAACTCTTTAGCTATTGTTTTCATTGATTTTTTAAGAGTTATCCTCTCATTAAATAACCAATCATAATCAAGTAATTTATCTTTAGATTCCCTATTGATAGTTTTATTTTTCCTTGAGCAAATTGACCCACAGTATTCCCTGAAACCAAGTTCTGGATAAGAAACATTAATACAGTTATATTTCCCACACACACATTTAGGTATAGTGTCAAGTTCAATTTTATTTAAAAATACATATATTCTAAATCTAATTGGAATTTTATTATATAATGCATTCAAAAATGATGTTTCATTTTCAATCCAATTTTTAAATTGAATATTTAAATATAACTTCATCATTTCTGATTTATTATCCACTGAATTTTTTAATACATCTAAGTAGTTCATGGGTTAAACTTGGATTGGAATAATTCTACCATAAATACCAATATAAGTCAAGAATAATATGACATCATCAAGAAAGGGATTCAAATCCCAAGTAGAAAATAGAAATTACTTACAAGCATCTAATTTCAGATTAACATTCAATACACTACCAAGAGTATCATTTTATTGTAATGAATGTAATGTACCTGGACTTGAGGTGCCTCCAGTAATTCAATCTGCTATGCCAAATCCAATTCCACAACCAGGAACCAATGTGGTATTTGAAGATTTTATTATTGATTTCTTTGTTGATGAAGACCTGAGAAACTACTTTGAATTATTATATTGGATTATTGGATTAGGATTTCCAGATAGTTTAAGTCAAATCTACAATTTTCAGTGCTTCCGAGATAATGGAAATAACCAATCAAATGATGGAATTAATCTTTTCAGTGATGCATCTTTGTTAATTTTGAATAGTAATTATAATGTAAATTATTCAGTTAAGTTTAAAGAAATATTTCCATATAAAGTATCAGCATTAAACTTAAACTCAAAATTAGAATCAACAGAACCAGTTACTGTAACTGCATATTTTAAATATATGCTCTTTGATTTTGTTACTGATAACAATCAAACAATCCTAAATAAACCCATTGAATAGTAAAATATGAATAATGATATATTATTAAAAATTAAAGAATGGTGGAATGAAGATTCAAAAATTGATATAGATCAATTACATCAAGAATCACTTAAAATACCAATGCTCCATGCAAAATACTTAAATGAACATTCATTAATACGACAATTAAGAATCACAAAGGAGTATGAAAGAAAGATATTAAAATTTAAATTATATAATCATTTTACTGGAAAAGAAATAATGGTTGAAAGACCATCTGCATTAAAAAAAGTAACAGGATCAGAAAACATTCAAATGCATATTGATACTGATAATGATATGATTAGAATCAATTCACAAATTGATTATCTTAATATGACGATAGATTACATAAATGAAGTGCTAAAGATGATACATAATCGTTCATTTCAAATTAAACACGCAATCGACTATCAGAAATTTCAAAGCGGAATGGATATCTAATGGCTTTTATTTATAAAATAACAAATAAAATAAATGGAAAATTTTATATAGGATTTACTAGTCAAACAAATCCTTTGCGAAGATTTAATCAACACTTAAATGCAGCTAAATATGATAGAAAAAATAATCAACCAATCATAAGAGCAATACAAAAATATGGTTATGATAATTTTGAGTTTAAAGTTTTATTAGAGGGTGAAGATAAGTTTCTATTAAAAATTGAAGAGCCTAGATTAATAAAAGAATTATCACCACATTATAATGCGACTTTAGGTGGTGATGGAATTCTTGGATATAAACACACAGAAGAAACTAAACTAAAGTTTCTTAGTAGAATAGGGAGAAAGGAATCTGAGGAACATAAAAAATTAAGGGCATTAAAAATTAAAGAAGCACATAAAAATCAAAGTATAGAAAAAAAGAAAAAATTAGCATTGCAAACATTAGAAAGCAACACACAAAGAATAGAAATAATAATCGAAGGAATTAAATTTAAAAGTATAAATTCAGCAGCTAGGTGGGCATTAAATAAATATAATGTTGGTAGAAGTACTGCTATAAGATATATTAAAGAAGGTAGATCATTTAATAATAAAAAATTAAATCATAATTATAATGGCAAATACACTGGATCAAAGTATGTCTAATGGTCATATAGTAATATGTAAAAAAAATGAAGTTTTTTTACAATTAAATTGCAATGAAGAACATATAAGATATGAATTAAGAGAAAATTTTAAATTTGAAATACCTAATGCGAAATTTATGCCTCAATTTAGAAATAAAAATTGGGGAGGAGAAATCCATCTATTTGATATGAGAAATGATACAATTTATTGTGGTCTTTTAGATAAAGTAGTTAATTTCTGCAAGAAATTCAATTACACTTATGAATTTGCAGAAAATAAGTATTACGGGCTACCATTTGAGTATAATGATAATTTTACATTAGAAAATGTAAAAGAATATATTAATACCATATGTAAAACAATAACACCACGTGATTATCAAATTGATGCGGTATATCAAGCATTAAAATTTAATCGTAAATTATTATTATCACCAACATCCAGTGGTAAATCGCTCATAGCATATTCTATCGTTAGATATTTCACAGATCAGAATAAAAGAATATTAATTATCGTTCCAACTACTAGTTTAGTTGAACAGATGTATAAGGACTTTGAAGACTATGGTTGGGACTCTGAGAAATATGTTCATAAACTTTATCAGGGTAAGATACAACAAACAGATAAGTTAGTAACTTGTTCAACATGGCAATCAATATATAAAAATCCAAAATCTTATTTTGAGAATTTCGATGTTGTTATTGGGGATGAATGTTTAGCCCCAGATACCATGATTACTATGGAAGATGGTGGAAAAAAACAAATTAAAGACGTTCAAATTGGTGACAAGGTTTTAACTTACAATGAACAGACAAAAAAAATAGAAGAAAAACCAGTAAAGTTAATTCATAAAAATATATCGAAAACTGAAAAATTATACAAAGTTAAATTATCAAATGGAAATTATATTAAAATAACAGGAAATCATAAAGTCTTATTGAAAAATGGATTATGGAAGAGGACTGATGAGTTAGTCGTTGGTGATATAATAAATACTATTGAATGAATGGGATTCTATTGAAAAATTAAAAGATGTTATAGAG